CGTCGTTCGACTTGAGATCTCTAAGATCTCTGCGGATATCACTGTTCCTTCGAACAATGTTCCGTACTCGATGTCCGTTCAGCTCGTGATGGATTCCCCTTCTCAGGGGTTCACCACGACTGAGTTGACCAACAATTTGAAAGCGTTGGTCGACTGGTTCTCCGCGACGTCGTACGCCAATGTCACCAAGGTGGTGAACAAGGAGTCATGACGCCTCGGATGTTCCTTCGGCGAGTTGTCGAACAGAGCATCAGCAAACCATCACTACGGACTTCGCTACCCCGAGAGGGGAACGAATGAAAAGCCGTAGCGAGATCTGGTATGCGTTGCTTAAAGAAATAGGCAACGCATGCTCGGTCAACACCACTCTAGACATGAAGTATGTCCAGAGTCGAGTAGGAGCAGAAGGTGACGCATTTTTCTTCGTCACCCTCCCATCATTTGAGAAAGACCTTTTAAGGTCTATCAAAAGTGGTGGCATCCCTGTGGATGCTTTCCCGGGTTTCGGTCGTAGAAAAGTTTCTACGCCGACGGGAAGCGTCCATGGAGTCCCCAAGTTTCTTGGTGGATTCCTGGATCTGCTCTTTACTTCGGAGCGGTATGTCTTGAGAGAACAGGGGTTCTATGAACGAGAGTTCTTAGATACACCTGAGCTACGTCCAGTCGATCCCACCGAGGTCGATCCGTTAGTTCGGATGGCCATGCGTGGGATTAGGCAACTTTGCCTACTCTACTCGAAAGAGAAGAGCCTCTGTGACAGTCATCGTCAAGATGCTGCCATACGTGACTATCTCAAGACTGATGAGCAGTTGACGCTCCCTTTAGCGATATGCGAGGGGATCTCCTGTTTGAGGGAGGCCTCCTCGCGAAAGCAAAGGAAGTACTCCGCGTCGTGTTTGGGCGTGCTCTTGCCGATATTGACCTTCGGGTCTATCGGGGAGAGCTAACCCCTCGACACGGTCCTGGTGCAACGGCTGACAAACGCCGTGGTAACTTTAAATGGGTCATGCCTTATTGGTATGACCGTTTAGAGTACCTATTCCCTTATAGGGAATATGCTATTCCTAACTGGCGTTATGCCAGTGAGGACCAGGGTGTCAACTGGCTGAGACCGTGGGACGAACTGCCAGTTTTGCTGACAGCCGTCCCTAAGACGTACACGACACCACGATTGATTGCCATAGAACCTACTGTTATGCAATATATACAGCAGGCTATAATGACATCTCTCGTTCCAGCGTTAGAATTAGATCCTATCGCTGGACTGTTTGTTGCCTACACTAATCAAGCTCGAAACCAGGAGCTTGCTCAGTTTGGCTCATACAGTGGATCACTTGCAACACTAGATCTTAGTGAAGCTAGTGATCGCGTCGCGAACTGGCTAGTTGAGGAACTGTTCTCTGATTTCCCCTGGTTTTTAGAGGGAATTCAGAGTTGCAGATCAACAACGATACAGTTACCTTCTGGAGAAAAGCATAAGCTCCGGAAGTTTGCGTCAATGGGCTCTGCCCTTACATTCCCGATAGAGTCTATGATCTTTGCGACCATAGCTATATTGGGGTGTTTGGACACATCTACCGGTATCAGACTAGACGATATTAAGCGTCTGGCTGACTCGGTGAGAGTCTATGGGGATGACATAATTGTCCCTACAGACAAGGCCGTTACCGTGATCGATTTGCTTGAGACCTTCGGGTTTGAAGTGAATCGTCGCAAATCTTTCTGGACTGGACCGTTCAGGGAGTCTTGCGGCAAGGAGTACTTTGCGGGGACAGACGTAACTGTTGTCCGTAACCGCTCAGTATTTCCTCGTTCACGGCGCTCCGTAAAGGAGCTGGTATCTCTATCGTCGTTTCGCAACCAGCTTTGCGAGGCTGGTTGGTTACGTACCGTAGAGATACTTGACAAAGAGCTGCTGAAGCTCTTGAATGGAGTTTATCCATTCGTGTCAAGTAACACCTCTTGCGTTGGAAGGATAGGACCTGAACCGGCCGAAATTGGCCGGCTCAACCCATTCCTCTTTCGCTTCGAGGTGCGTGGCTACGTTGTGACTAGTCGTATTCCTACGTCTATTCTCAGCGAAGCTCCAGCTCTGTTAAAATGTCTTAGTCATCCCGAGATTTCTCGGTATGACTTTGAACATTTAACACGCAGTGGAC